GAACCAGTTCTTGCTTTCAACAAACGAATGAAAGCATTTGTCTGTGCTTCATAACCATTTTTACCATCAATCTTTTCTTCATGTTTGGTAACAGGATCACGAATAACTAATCTTTCACACTTCATGTGTACATCTGTTAGTCCGTAATAAGAATCTTTTTGTAAATAACGGTTAGCATTATTACTTTCACCATCTGTTAGAAAAATTGTATTGACAATCTGTAATTTGTTTTTCTTTTGAAATTCAGGAACGATAGTCATTGCATGAACGATTGCTTGGTTCAGGGGTGTGCCTTGCATATGCATCCAATGGGGGAAATAACCACGGACTTTACCTAGACCAGCCATACAAACTAATGATGAACCTGCATAAGTGAACTCGGAACTAGACATCCTAGATGATAATAGGTTCATCAAACCATAAGGTTTGAAATATATGTCATTTTCTTTTGGTGTTTGTTTGGTTAGTTTTTCTCTATCAGTATCTTCAACAAAAGCGTATACCTCATAAGGTATGTTCATCTTCTTACAGAACAATACCAAATTGATTAATTGTTTCATTGTGTTACCAATGTGGTCGACCATTGAACCAGACCAATCAAGGAACATAACAAGACCATGTGACTTACCACCAGGAACAACAGAGATTTTTTTGAAGATATCTTCACTGAAACCATAAGAGTAAATTTTACTCATATTCAACTCACCAGTTTTGGCTGTTGTTGTACGTTTCAGTTGGTCAGCATTCTTACGCATTTCGAATTCTTTGACAAGGTAGGAAACTACTTTGTTACTTTCATTTCGAATTTTAAGGAATGTTTCTGTTGAAGAACTGAAGTTTTCTTCTTTGTATCTTTTCCAAATATATTTGTGGTCAACAACATCTTTTGGATTAAAATATGGAATATTTGCGTATATAATATTACTCAAACTATTGTCAAAAAGTTGCTTTTCGTTTTCTTTATAGGCAGCATCAGTAAAGGAACGAATCTGGTCTTCTAGACTTACTTTCTTATCTTCTTCTACAGAATCAAATTCATCACCATCAGATTGTTTGTTAGATTCAACCTCTTGTTCTTCTACATCTTCACCATCTTCAAAAGTTTGTTCTTTTGAATTGCCTTGGTCATCAAAATCAACTTCTTCATATTCTGATTCGTCTTCATCTTCACCATCATCATTGTTTTCAGCTTTAGCTTTAGCACGCTTTTGTTCTTCTTCTTCTAATCTGCGTTTCATGTATTTGATAATTTTCTTCGATACATCAATAACATCATCATAGGTTTCGGTGGTTTCAACTTCATTAAGCAAACCACGTTCTTCATCATTGAATTGAATACGTAATGCTGCGCCGCCTTTGCAGTGCAGATTGATACGGTCAAGAAAATTCATCTTGTTGATATCTGTTCCTTTGATACCAAAGAAATCTTTTTCCATAAGCTCACTATAAGCTTTGACGAATGAATTTTTAAGGCCTGGATATTTGTATTTGATTTTGCGTTCAATGCGGGAATCTTCAACCACATTAGATACATCTCTGATAACCTTTTCATCTCTTGCTTTCAACATACCATCCATAGGCGTATAGAGAGCATGGCCAACTTCATGTCCTGTAAAAAGGTCATAAAGAGCACTAGAGATATTTTTATCCAGTACCGGAAGTGTCAAAATCCGATTCTTAACGTCAAAAGATGCTGTTGGTACCGGACGTTGTTCAACAACAAGGTTCTCGGTTGCCATCAATTTGGCTAAAAGTGATTTTGATTCAAGTAATTCCATTATTTTTTCTCAGTCATAATAATAACATTGCCTCTTGGAGTTTCTTCGACTCTCATACTTAACACAGTGCCTTCTTTCCAGCCTGTTTCAGCAAGCAATTCATCAGGAAATTGTAAGATTGCATCGCCGGTGCCGTCATTCGCTTCTTGCAAATCAATAATATATCTCTTACTCATAATATTCCTTCATTTTCCTGTACCAATCTTGGTCATCTTCATGTCCTGATAGTACTGCCCACTTACGGACAACTTCATCTAGCAATTTCCAGTCAATAGGTTCTTGCGGTTCTTGTTTTAGCTCAGTGTTTTGCGACATTTTAGTCTCCTACAACAGCAATTTGCGACAAAATTGTCTTTTTCTCATCTTTACGACTGTATTTTACGACATTCTTATGTGCTTGTACAGGCTTGATTGGTGTACGACACACAGGACGTTGTAATTTTACAACAAAACTCATTTTCTTACTCATTTTAGCGCCTCATTTTTGAAATTTCTACAGCTTCCTGACTGTTAAACACAGGAACAGCGTTTGATTTGTGCATTGTTGCTATTCCCATCACTTTTGTGCCAGTGTAAACCTTCGGTGCTGCTTTAGTAGCGACACCGTTACCTGTATTTAATGACGGATAATGCACAGTTTCACGACCGGCAGGTGTCGGCAGTTTATATGTTAGTTGATTGCTTGTGGATTTGATGGGTTTCGATGTTTGGTGTGATTTCAACCACGCATCGTATTGTTCACGCACAGCTTTTGGTCCTAGTTTTTTCTTGGACTTTGCGATTCGAACATATATCATCATAAAAATCTCCTAAACAATGGTTGTATTATACACCATCCATCAAAGAGTGTCAATAGTAGTGTTGTTAATTTACAACATCAGTAATTAATTTTTTGGGATTTGTTATATCTTTGATTGGATTCAAAAGACTCATACTCATCGTAGTACTTTTGTTTTCGTTGTTGCTTCTGACGTTTTTTGTTTCTGTTTTCCTCTTGGAAATACTTCTCATCATCATAGTCTCGCTGGTTGCGAAACTTTCCAGAAAATTTAGACACTTTAATTAAACTCCTTGATTAATAATTTCAAATGTTGTGAATGTGATGCCACGAATACGAGCTTCTGGCATATCCTCTACGTTTGTTTCTGAAACATAGATTATATTGGATGCGGGATAACATAGTTTTATAAGTTTTAGTAAATTACAGCAGGTTCCATCAAAATCATTAAAAGCAAACACCTCATCAACATAAGAAATACTTTCTACAAATTCTTTTCTTTGTTCGAATGTACTTTTGGTCCTATTTCGACATAACTCCATATAGGAGTCAGAATGAACTCCTACAACAAGCCAATCACATTTAGATTTGCATGTTTTTAATAATTTAAAATCATTATAAGTTATGTAATCGAATTCACCTGATAAGACAATGATGTTTTCTTTTTTCGTCATGGCAACATGTCTGGAAATGCCTCTTTTACAAATTTATAGTCTAACCCTTTTACTCCCAAATCTTTTTGGAAGATACCCAATATAACTTCTGCTTCCCGTGGTTCAATTGATTCTAACATTTGAATTAGTAATTCATTTCTACGGTGTTCATTTAATTTTTCTGCGGTTGGATCACCAACTCTGAACATATACATTCTACGTATTTGTCCATTAATATTATCATGTGTAATACCAGGTAACATATCTGTTGGTATACGATAATTTTCTGGCAGTTCTTTAATTTTCCATTGAATGTCTGGATGATAAGCCAATTTCAATACATCAACCAATGACTGTGAAAGATTTTTAGAAATTACATCCATTCTTTCTTTTTTATTCTTAGCCAATTCAAATTCATCAAAAACTTCATATAGCGATTTCATTAAAATTCCCCAATAACATCTATTAAACTTTTCAGTTTGTTTGTAATTAAATAATCCAGTATCTTACCTTTAGGTGCTGGTTTGGTTTCTTCATAAGTATTTATAATTTTAGTCTGTATATCACCTGGTATATTTCTTAGGTCAATCAACGTCTGGTTACGTGAAAAACCGATACGTGCATTTTCATCATCATATTCACTATAGTCTTGACCCATGAATTTTGTAAGTTTGGCTTCTGTCATAACTTTCTGACGAATCTCACGTACAAATGTGTCACTCGGTGAAATAATGTTTGGAATACCATCACCTTTATCACCATGAATGATTTTCTCTTTCAATTCATCAAGTGGATTCTTAGATATGAGAAATTTCTTCTGTGCAGGATTATATTGTTTAACGGTATACTCACTTCGGCCGTTATACATCTGTAATTGCAAGAAATCACCATCACTTGAAATGATTAGTATGTTTTCATGCATGATATGTCGTGGTACAAGTGTACCGATGATATCATCAGCCTCTGCACCCTCAACATCAATGACTTTGTATGGGAAATTATCTCTGAGCTCTTGCTTAAACTTGGAAAGCATATCAAAGATTAAATGCCAGTCGAGTTCAGACTTCTCTCTGGTTTTTTTACGGCCGGCTTTGTAGAAAGGAAAGAATTCCTTGCGCCAGTATTTACGGTTGTCAGCACACAGTACAACTTCACCATATTCTTCTCGGAAGTTCTTTAGGTGAGTCCTGAGTATATTCAGGACCATGTGTCTGATAAGGCCTTCTTCTAATTTAACACCTTTTTGACTGGCAATTTGTGCCATAAGTCCGGCTAACAATACCTGGTTAAGGTCAACAAGAATCATAATGTACTTTCAGTTTAGATATCCATATTTTACATCATTGACTTGAACTTGTCAATAGCATCATCTAAAAAATTGTGGGAGGTTGTGGTTTTCTTTGCAATTAAACCATACCAACCTTGCGGAATCAGTCCGGATATGTATTCCCTAGGATCGGCAAATATGGCATCAAAGATATCAAGGTCCTCGACTTGGCCATTTTCTTCGTTGCATTTAAACAACAAAATGTGCCACCAATCGCCAATTATGTTTCCTTTTATTGGTTGTCCTGGATTTTTATATTTGTTAGTCATAATGTTGATACTATCTTCTTCTTCCATTGGCAAGAAAAATAAAGCATCAAATTCCCCACCAACCTCCTTCAAATAATCTAACATTGTAATCCTTTAATGTGTGATTTTCTTACTCTTACCATAATCCAAGAATTGTAATAATCATCTGTCTCCAGAGCACCATTTACAAACTGTTCTTTTGCTTCAAGATAACCACACTCACCTTTGCTTTTGCATAGATGTATAATTTCTCGGCTAAACGAATCTAGTCCGTGTATTATAACATCTTTTTTCAATTCCTCGTTACTACCGTAATAAGTTTGCCAGTCAGAGGAAACTTTGAATCGTTTCTTCTTACCTTTCACTTGCCTAGTCTTTGAGGAATAGAAAAACTTCTTACCAATGTATTTTTTATTTGTTACATTGTTGGTTATAAGATACACAAAGCCATAATCGTCACCAATCAATTCTTCTGTAAATTCTTTGTCTTTATATGTCCAGTTCAGTCCCATTTTTCATTATCATTGAGTTCATCATCCTCTATATATTCGTCTTCGGATAATGAATCAATCGTTTCGCCACAAAACGGGCAAAACTCAGGTAATTCTTCTGATACTAGTTCTTCCATAAAAATTACATCGTAACTGGATTCGCAGTTACTACACTCCGCTGTTATTGTTCTTGTTGTCATATGTTTCCTTTAGTTTGCCCACACATCGCCCCAATCTCCGGACAATGCACCTTTAGCATAATCAGTTGCACGGTTCTCAAAGAAGTTTGTGTGTGTTGGTGCGTTAATCATTTCTTCAACCCAAGGTAATGGATTCTTCTTCACTTTAAAAATGCCTTTAAGACCAAGAGATATAAGGCGCCTATCAGCAATATAACGAATGTACTTTTTGACATCTTCACTAGATAGACCGTCCATAGCGCCCATAGAAAAGGCGAGGTCAATAAACTTATCTTCCAATTCAACCATCTTTTCTGCAATGCTGTAAATACGGCCTTTAAGTTCATCATTCCATATCTCTTTGTTTTCTTCTATGTAGGTACGGAATAATTTAATCATTGACTCAGCATGTTGTGTTTCATCAACAATTGACCAAGTAACAATCTGTCCCATACCTTTCATCTTACCTGTGCGTGGAAAGTTCAATAACATGATGAAAGAGGAGAACAACTGCATCCCTTCAGTGAAAGCACTGAACACGGCGATGTGGGTTGCAGTTGAGGCGGCATCACCATTCTTAGAAGAAAGGTCTAACACATAATCGTGTTTATCTTTCATTTCTTGATAATCTAAGAACTGGTTATAAGTGGCTTCAGGTAAACCGAGTGTTTCGATTAGGTGACTATATGCAGCAACGTGTAATGCTTCTCTTGCAGCAAAACCTAACAACATCATGCGAACTTCTGGTTGAGGGAAATATGGTAAATAGTTCTTTACATAACCACCAGCAACGTCAATGTCGCCTTGTGTAAAGAATCTAAAGATATGTGTAAGAAATTGTTTTTCTTCTTTGCTTAGTTTCTTTTTCCAATCTTTAACGTCTTCCATCATTGGAACTTCTGTGTGAAGCCAATGTGATTGTTCATGTTTCAACCAAGCATCATATGCCCATGGATAATTGAAAGGTTTAAAACTGTTTCTTTCATCTGTAAGTCTTGAATCAACTTTTTTAATCATACTGTAGCCCACTCTTTTAGTTCTGTGATGGTTTTAGAACCAACCAATCGTTTAACCTCAATGTTTTCATCCAACATCACTAATGTCGGTACACCACGAATTCCATATTCAACTGCAACATCAGACTGAACATCAATATCAATAACTTCAATTGGCATTTGTAAATTTGCTTGTTCTAAATTCATTGATAATGATTTGCATGGCCCACACCATGATGCTGTAAATCTTAATATCTTCATCTTATCTCTCCATTAATTTATTTGTGAATTCTAATAATAGTTTATGATGTTCTCCATTGTGATAGAGGCCTCTCATCCAACTATATGATTTATACCAATGTGGTTGACTTTCAGGATGACAACCAATTAAACCTATCCTGTTCTGAATAATGGCCATCGGATCATCATTCATATACTTTGCAATAATTTCATACTGTCCTGGTCCAAAGGCACAACCATCATAAAAGAACATCTTCTCCTGTTTACCCAACCATTCAATTTTTAAGTTCTTTGCATGAGGCCTACGTGTGTCGGTATTTGGTCGTGTTATATATTGTTCAACTTCTACATTATCAAGAAAATTGAAATAACTATTACCAGCCCAATAAGCACCCATGCAAATTCCCAGGTAGCGGCCGCCATTTTGAATAAAATCAGAAATGCGACTACGATTATCTTTAAATAAAAAATCAAAACTATCACTATCACCCAAACCACCAGGAAAAGCAACAATATCGACATTATCAAAGAAATCACTTTCTAGTTCATGCTTTGTAAATATTTTAAAGTTGTAATGTGTCTCTAGTGCTTTAATTATTCCATTACCAGATTGTACCGAACATTTTGGTTGATGTAAGAATATAGCGATAGTGGGTTTCATTTATCCCTCACAAGCAATGCAATCATTTCCTTGTGCTACTTGAACCATGTCCAATTCTTTAATAACTTGTCGTTCAATCTTCTTAGAAACTTTATCAGCTTTACCAATCTTTTCTGAACGGCAATAGTAAAGTGTTTTCAATCCTTTTTTCCATGCCATAAAGTGTATGGCGTGAATGTATTTGATATGTGCATCTGGACGGAAGAACAAGTTTAATGATTGTGCTTGGTCAATATATTGTTGGCGGTCAGCAGCCAATTCGATAACCCAACGTTGGTCAATTTCCATGGATGTTTTAAATACTGCTCTCTCATTTTCATCCAACCATTCTAAATGTTGTACAGAACCATCATTCGCCATGATACTACTCCAGACTTCATCTGACCATCCGTTTGGATGAATCTCAGCGTGTTTTTGGATAATTTTATCTAGATGTTTATTCTTGTTTAGAAATGCGCCTGATAAAGTGTCTTGACGGTAAGCATTAGCACGGTAAGGCTCAACACTAGGGCTAGTGTTTCCCATAATGATAGACGAAGAAGCATTTGGAGCAATAGCCATAAGGTGACTGAAGCGCTGGCCAGTGCCGACAGCATCAGGAGCTTCCCCACGTTCTTTTCCAAGAATTTGATTAGCCTCATCTAATTTACTCCTTATGTGTTTAAATATTTGATTATTTGTAACTTTTGACATTACACCTTCAAATGCAATATTGTTCTTCTGCAAGTAAGCATGAAAACCTAAGGCACCAATGCCAATAGAACGCTCACGACTAGCAGAGTGTATAGCCCTGGAAATGGTATCAGGTGCATTAACAATAAAAAACTCCAGAACGTTATCGAGCATTTCAGCAACATCCTTAAGGAACAAGGTATCATTCTTCCAATCATCATAGTGCTCCAAATTTAAAGATGATAAACAACATACAGCAGTTCTTTCCTCATTTGTTGGTAAAATAATTTCAGAACATAGGTTTGATTGATGTACTTTTAATCCTCTATCTTTTAGGAATTGAGGTAACATTTTATTACTAGTATCAATGTAATGAATATAAGGTTCACCGGTGTGCATACGTAATTCTAAGATTTGTTGCCACAAAGCTTTGGCGGAAACTGTTTCACGCACTATTCCTGATTTTGGATCAACCAAAGGCCATGAATCATCTGCTTCTGAATCCAACATACAGTTTTCAATCAGTTTCATAAAATCATCAGTGATGTTAACACCATGGTGTAGATTCATGCATCGTACATTAGGATCACCAGTAGGTTTACGCATTTCTAAAAATGATATAATGTCGGGATGACTGATATCAAGATAAGCAGCATAACTTCCACGGCGAGTACGACCCTGACGGTAAGCAAGAGATGAAGCATCGTAAATTTTGAGGTGCGGCATAACACCAGTACTCTTGTCGTCTGCACTACGTATACCGAAGCCAATACCAACACCACCGCCAAGCATAGAAAGCCAATTAGTTTCGCTAAGATTATCAACTAGACCCTCCGCAGTATCTTCAATATAGTTAAGAAAGCACGATATAGGCATACCACGCTTAGAACGCCCATAGCTAAGAATTGGAGTACTATAACTGAGCCAATGATTAGCGGAGTAATTGTAAAGGCGCTGAGCGTGTTCAGGATTACTTCCGAATGACGATGATACATATGCAAACCTCTGTTGTGGTGATGTTTCATCATCACGCATGTAAGACTCTTGTAATCTTTTAATTCCTAATTCATCAAATAGTTTATCTTTTTCCAAGTCTATTTTGATACCCATATATTCCATATTTTTACTTTCTTATAATTGCTTGAATGTTAGGTGGCGTCCATCCTTCAGGTTTTAATACCTTGCCATCTTCTCTTTTTATTACTTTTCCGTTTTCAGAAATTTTAGCTAAATTGCTACGAGCAACTTCGTCCCAAACTTCTTGTTGTGGAATTTTGAGTGTGTGTTCAAGTCCTTCAAGTACCCATTTTAAATCAGCAGTTGCATCGGCAATTTCCACAATGTTTCTACTACCATAAGCAGTAACAAGTTCTCTAAATTCTTCGATTATCAAATCCATGTAAAGTTCTGATTGTGGTCCAAAGTCTGTTGACTTTTGGTCACATGCATCCATAAAAATTCTTACATCATTCTTACTGTCCATTAGTGTACTCCTTAATCATAGGGAAAATTGGCTCAATAACATCAGCACAAGCCAATGCAACATCTTGATGTTCTTTCTGTGTCCCGTTTGCGCTACGGAGTTGTATATAGTGAACCCAAGAACGAAGCGTTCCGTTCATGTATAAACGTGAACCAGTCATACCTTCTGGTAATACTGCTCTCGCTTGTTCTTTTGCAATACCGTTCTCAATAGCCCACTTATACTCCTTTTCAACCGCATACAATACACGTTTCTGAGCACGTTCCCATTCTATAGCAAGTAATCTTGCATCTTCATCATCTGCATCAACTACAACTGAATTTTGACGATTCTTCAAGTCTTGCATCCTTGCTTCTTTTAGTTCAAAACCCAATTGAGTCGCCTCCGCATATCGTTGACTAAATTCCTGAAAGGAAAAGGAACGATGCCTTAAAATCTGGCGTGCTATATCCCGTGTGGTGTCTATCTCCAAACAAATACTCACCATTTCTAGTGGTGACCAATGTTGGTTTTTGATAAGATACCGAACCAACTTTTCAGATGTTTCGGTATTATTTTGATTGGCAGGATTTGAAACTCTGGCTGCAAAAGCAACCTGTTCTAACAAATTCTTACCATCTGCTCCCTGTGTGTATGATATCAATTTCACCTGCATAACAAATCTCCATTCAAGTCTTTTTCCAGTTAATAAATTCCATCTTTGCTCTCAGATTTACAAAGGTATGTTTACTTATGATATCTTGAATTTCGTCTGGTGAGAAGCCATTCAAAACCATATCATTCACATCTTTTTCTTCAATCATTTCAGGCCAGATTACCACATTGTAGTGTTCCTCGATAGCCTTGTCCATCTGATTATGTAGTTCTTTGTTTCTTGGTTCATTATCATACACCAAGACAATCTTAGACTTGTCAAAGTGCTTGGAAGCAGCCATCAGATTTGAATCCGCAGTTGCAACGGCATTCTCCAGAAACATAGAGTCAATAGGACCTTCCACAACATATATCATGTCTTCCGTGTTGATCCGGTCAGTCCCGAATAACTTGTGGTTATCTTTGTCTGTCTTTACTGTGATATATCTTAGTTTAGATTCACCTAATGCACGACCCTGAAATGCCACAAGATTTTTATCTTCATCATAGAATGGTATTACCAATCTAGGGTCATCTTCTTTGAGTCCATCTTTCTCTATTTGCAGGCTCTCAACAAAGCCTTTAAAGTCTTGTGCAAAATATAGGTGTGCATGGAACGACTCTGGTATTTTGCGGGATTTGACATACACTTTCGCAAAATGTTCTTCTGGTAACGATTCGACCGATGGAATATCGAATTTAACACGAAACTTCGGGGTTTCAGGTTTGAATTCATCGAAAGTTGGTTTAACGTAATTGTCACGTCCCTGTTCACCATTCTTGTACCGTTCAAGTGCATATTCTTTAACTAGGTTTGGATCAACCTTCTCCAGGAAATTATAAAAGGAAGTGGATGCACCACAATTGTGGCACATATAAAAGTAATTGTTCTTTTTTTCGTAAACATAACCACGAGCTTTGGTTTTGTTCTTGCTTGAGTCGCCACAGAGAGGACACCTGAAGTTATACAGGTTATCCTTTTTCTGTGTGAATTTTTGAAGCTTCGGGGATAACCTTAGCAGAAAGGTTCTATCAATAAAAACGGACATAACAAAATGGTGTGAAGTTTACAAGAAACTAGATTATACACCAATTAATGTAAAAATGCAAGTATTTTTTCTAAGTGGCCGGAAAGTATTCCAGCAAAGGCCACGGCACCGGCAGCCATCCATACTACCTTTTGTCTGACTTTTTCCAGGTCACCAATCTTCCTTGCTAGTTCGGTATGTTGAGTACAAGATGCCTCATACATTTCTTCCAGTTTTTCACTCAAAGCGTCCCGTGTTTTATCAAGGCAATCATGCATCTCTTTAACATCAACTTTTAGGTCATCCATTTTTTCATTAAGGTTTTCTACCTTAGTTTCAACGATGCCTATTCTTTCTACTGTAGTGGCCATTTAGTTCTTTCTTATACACTAAAGCTGCTGCCGCATCCACATGTGGATTTGGCATTTGGGTTGGTAATCACAAATTGTGATCCTGTTAGTCTATCTTTTTTATAATCTATTGTTGCACCAGAGAAATATTGCATACTGGCAGAATCAACAAGTAATTTTTCAGTCACTTCAAAATCATCCTCATTCTTAGCATCCTCTATCATGAAACCATAATTAAAACCAGAGCATCCACCGCCTTCGATAAAGGCTCTGACGTATTTCGAACTTTCTTCTTCCAATAAAATTTCTTTTATTTGTTCAATAGCATTTTCAGTTACTGTTAACATGTTTTCCTCTGTAGTTGTTAATGGCCGCTTTCACAGCATCTTCTGCAAGTATGCTACAATGTATTTTAACAGGTGGCAATGCTAATTCTTCTGCGATATCAGAATTCTTAATAGTAGAAGCTTCATCCAAAGTTTTACCTTTGATCCACTCTGTAACCAAGGATGAACTTGCGATTGCTGAACCGCATCCATATGTCTTGAAACAAGCATCTCTAATAATATCATCTTCAACCCTAATCTGTAA